GCAAGCTCTTGCTGCCAGCGGTCCACCTGGGCCTGTAGGCCCGCCAGCACCCACGCGTTGTTCGTGCGCTCCTTGTCCGAGATGGCGTCCCAGCCACCACGGGCGGCGACGTTGCGGGCGGTGTTGGCCTCAGCCCGCGCTAGGCGGGCCTCGGCAACAAGGATGACGTTGACGATGCGGTCACGCATGGCGCTCATGACGAACCCCCGGCGCAGTCGCGGCACCAGTCGGCGGGGTCGCGGGCGTCCTCGCGGGCGTCGGCCAGGGTGCGTGCCCGCACCACCTTGCCGTGGGGGCAGCGGGTGACGTAGCGCCAGCTGGCGCCCTGCGTGGGCGAGTAGTGCACGGTCACGCCCTTGGCGGTGCGGTGCACCACGTCACCCGGCTGGTGCCGGCTCATGACGCACCCCGCACGGTGCGCCACGCCCGCCGGCTGCCGGCGCCGTACGGCTTGACCTGCTCGACCCCGCAGCGCAGGCAGCGCCGGGTGGTCATGAGCGTGTCGTCCACCGTGTCAAGGCCGGTGCCCTTCCAGGTGTGTGAGCCGTCAGGGTGCTCAGGGCAGCCCTGACGCGCCGCAGGGGCGCCCGAAGGCGCCCCCTTGGCAGCGTTGCCGTGGCCGGTCACTTGGCGGCCTTGGCGGCCGGCTCAGCGGCGACCTTGGCGCACGGCTTGCACCACTCGGGGCGGCCGCTGCGGCTGCCCTTGGCGTCACCCTGGCTGGCGTTGGCCGCCGGGGTGGTGGTGCCGTGGGCGTTGCACCGCACCAGCCACGCCGGGCTGCCGGCCTTGGCGTCAGCAGTGACCTTGAGCAGATCGAAGCTGGCGTGCGGCCACCGCACCACGTAGCCGGCGGGGGCCGTGCGGCCCTGGGCGTCAACCGGCTTGGCGGCCTTGGCGGCCGGCTTGGCGGCCTTGGCGGCCGGCTTGGCGGCCTTGCTGGCCTTGGCCGGGGCCTTGGCGGCCTCGCGGGCGTCGGCCCGGTTGGCGGCCGGCATGTTGGTGACCACCTTGGCGGCCTGTGCCTTGGTGGCCTCGGTGGCGTTGCTGCTGTTCCTCATGCCCCAGGCGCCCAGCACCCGGCGCAGGCTGTGCAGCGCCTGGCTGTGGCCCTTCTGGCCGGCGGCCTTGGCCTCCTTGATTGCCACGTCAACGGCGCCCGCCAGGGTGGTGGGGTCAGTGGCGAAGGTGACAGTGCTGGCCGTGCTGTCCACGACCAGGGCCGCCAGGTACTGGGTGGCCATGGCCACCTGGTAGTCCGACCGGCCGGTCAGCTTGGTGAACGTGCCGGCGGGCTGGAACTTGGCGGTTGCGCTGGACTTGCTCATGACTTGGCTCCTTGGTTGTTGGTTGCGCTTGCAGGTGCAAGCGTACCGCCCCTGCCCTGACAATGCGTACACCTGGCGAACATTTGTCGGGTGGTCATCCGTCACACCGAAGGGTGGTGGTGCCCGTGGCGCCCAGCTGCGACCAGTGCAACCACCGTGGCGCCCACCACTGCGCCCCCCGGGTGGCCCGGGTGCACGCCGTGTTCAGCGAACTGCTGCGCCACACCAAAGGCCGGTGGGCGCGGCAGCCGTTCGTGCTCACCAGCTGGCAGGCGGCCGGTGTTGTTGACCCCCTGTTCGGTGACGTGGAGTACGACCCCGCCGCCGGCCGCTACGTGCGCCGGCACCGGGTGGGGTGGATCGAGCTAGCCCGCAAGAACGGCAAGAGCGAACTGCTGGCCGGCCTGGCCCTGGTGCTGACCGTGGCTGACGACGAGGAGTCGGCCGAGGTGTACGGGGCGGCCGTTGACCGCGACCAGGCCAGCATCGTGTGGGCCGTGGCCGAGCGCATGGTGGCGCTCAGCCCCACGCTCAGCCGCCGGCTGCGCCCCTACCGCCAGGCCAAGCGCCTGGTGGATGAGCGCACCGGCAGCTACTACCAGGTGCTCGCCGGGGACGCCCTGGGGAACCTGGGCCTCAACCCGCACGGCGTGGTGTTCGACGAGGTGCACGCCCAGCCCAACCGGGGCCTGTGGGACGCCCTGCGCACCAGCATGGGCACCCGGGCACAGCCGCTGATGTTGGCGGCCACCACCGCCGGCAACGACCTGGGCGGCTTCGCCGCACAAGAGCACGCCTACAGCCAGCAGGTGGCCGACGACCCCACGCTCGACCGGCGCCGGCTGGTGTTCATGCGCAACCTGGCCACCGACGCTGACCCCTGGGACGAGGCCAACTGGCACTGGCCCAACCCGGCGCTGGGTGACTTCCTCAGCATCGAGGCCCTGCGCGACGAGGCCAACGAGGCCCGCCTGGCCCCGGGCCGCGAGAACGCGTTCCGCCAGTACCGGCTCAACCAGTGGGTGCGCAGCGTCACCCGGTGGCTGTCCCTTGACGCCTGGGACGCCAGCGCCGGCCTGGTGGACGAGGACCAGCTGGCCGGCCGGCGCTGCTACGGCGGCCTCGACCTGGCCAACACCACCGACCTGACGGCCCTGGCGTTGGCGTTCCCTGAGCCTGACGGCACGGTCACCATGCTGTGGCGGCACTTCTACCCGGAGGACCGCCTGGCCGACCTGGACGCCCGCACCGGGGGCAACGCCAGCGCCTGGGCACGGGCCGGCTACCTGACGTTGACCCCCGGCTCGGTGCTCGACCACGCAGCGGTGCTGGCCCAGGTGGACGCTGACGCCCACCGCTTCGACATCGCAGACCTGGGCTACGACCGCTGGGGCATGGCGCAGCTGCGCATCGACCTGGCGGACGCCGGCCTCACGGTGACCGACACCGGCCAGGGGTTCGCCAGCATGAGCGCCCCGGCCAAGGCGTTTGAACGGCTGGTGCTCGCGGGTCAGCTGCGCCACGGCGGCAACCCGCTGGTGCGCTGGCAAGCCGGCCACGTGGTCACCGCGACCGACGCCGCCGGCAACATCAAGCCCGACAAGGCCCGCAGCCACGAGAAGATCGACGGCATCGTGGCCGGGGTCATGGCGCTGGACCGCCTGACCCGTGCCCAGCCTGACCGGCGGCGCAGCGCCTACGAGGACCGCGGGCTGGACGTGATCTGACGTGCGGACCGTCGATGACGAGACGTGGCGGCACGTGCTCGCCCGTGACGGCGGCATGTGCCAGGTGTGTTGCCGCACCGACTGGCTGCAATGCGACCACATCGAGCCGCGGGCAGCCGGCGGCACCGACGACCCGTGGAACCTCCGGGTGCTGTGCGGCCGCTGCAACAAGCTGAAGTGGACCTACTACACGCTGTCCGACCGGATGGTGCGGGACCGACAGGTGGCGTGGTACTTCACCCACGGCTGGCACCACCTGACGGCGGCGCAGCAAGGCCGCCTGAACACCGAACTTGCCTTGCTGACCAAGGTGGCCCCCGACCGGGTGCGCTCGGCGTTCCGTGGCCTGATCGAGCCGGTGGCCTGACGTGTTCGCCTACCGCCGCGTCGCCCTGTACCGCCGGGTGCTGGTGCACCTGCTGGGCGGCCACACGTTGGAGGGCGTGCTGTACCGCAGCCACGGGCCGCTGCTGGTGCTGCGTGACGTGACGTTGATCGACGCCGGCCAACGCGTGCCGGTCGACGGGGAGGTGGTCGTGGAGCGCGACCGTGTGGACTTCACCCAGGTGCTGCCTTGAGCGCCATCACGCTCATGAGCGGCGGCGCCCCCCGCGTCTTGAGCGCGCCCCTGCCGTGGTCACCCATGCCGTACTACGGCGCCGGGGCCGGCTGCGGCTGCCCGCTCACCTACGAGGCCATCTACCGCAGCCAGCCCAACGTGCGCACGGTGGTCAGCTACCTGGCCACCAACGTGGCGCAGGTCGCCATCCACACGTTCCAGCGGGTGACCGACTTCGACCGGGTGCGGGTGCGTGACCACCCGGTAGCCCAGGCGCTGGACAACCCGTGGCCCGGGGTCACCCAGTACCGGCTGCTGGAGGCCACCGTCAGCGACGTGGCCGTGTACGGCCAAGCGTTCTGGCTCAAGGTGGCCTACCCGGGGGCCAGTGACCGGCTGGGCCTGTACCGGCTGCCCCCAGCGGCGCTGCTGCGCATCAGCGACGACTACGGCGGCGGCCAGCCCCGCACGTTGGAGTTCGCCCGCCGTGACGGCAGCCAGCTGGTGGTGCGCCAGGACCAGCTGGTGTGGTTTGCCGGCTACGACCCCACCGAGGTGACCGGCAGCCCGCCCATCGAGGCGCTGCGCCTGCTGATCGCGGAGGACTTCGAGGCCGCCCAGTACCGCCAGCAGCTGTGGGCCAACGGCGCCCGCATCGGCGGGGTGCTCAAGCGGCCAGCTGACGCACCCGAGTGGTCGGAGACCGCCAAGACGCGGTTCAAGGCCGAGTGGAAGGCGTGGTACACGGGCGCCACTGGCGCCGATGCCGGCGGCACCCCGCTGCTGGAAGACGGCATGGAGTTCGTCGCCGGGGGCTTCACCGCCGAGCAGGCCCAGTACCTGGAGGCCCGCAAGCTGACCATGGTGGCCGTGGCGGCCGCCTACCACGTGCCGCCGCCCATGGTGGGCGTGCTCGACAACGCCAACTTCGCCAACGTGCGCGAGTTCCACCGCAGCTTGTACCAGGACACGTTGGGGCCGTGGTTTCGCATGATCGAGCAGGAGCTTGCCCAGTCGGTGGTGGCTGAGTACCCGGGCGACGGCATCTACGTGGAGTTCAACGTGGCCGAGAAGCTACGGGGCAGCTTCGAGGAACAGAGCAGCGCCCTACAGACCGCCGTGGGCGGCCCGTGGATGACACGCAGCGAGGCCCGTGCCCGCATGAACCTGCCCGAGCGGGCCGACGCCGATGGGCTGATCGTGCCGCTGAACGTCACCACGTCAGCCCCTGAGGGCGGCAACCCGCCGCCTGAGCCGGGCGCCGCCAGCCGGCACCTGGCCCGCCACAGCCGGCACCCAGTGCCTGCCTAGCAAGGAGGCCGCGTCCATGCGGACCAAGGACGCGCCGGCCACGTACAAGGTGGCTGGCGACAGCGGCGCGCCATCGGGCGAGTTCGAGGCCCTGGTGAGCGTGTTCGGGAACGTCGACTACGTGGGCGACCGGGTGCAGCCCGGCGCGTTCACCAAGTCGCTTGAGCGGTGGGCCGACAGCGGCAACGCCATCCCCGTGGTGTACAGCCACGCCCACAGCGATCCCATGGCGCTGCTGGGCGGCGTGGTGGCCGCCGAGGAACGTGACGCCGGCCTGTGGGTCAAGGGCCAGCTGGACATGGAACTGCCCGCAGCTGCGGCCGTGCAGCGCCACATGGCCAACCGCCGGCTCACCAAGTTCTCGTTCGCCTACGACGTGTTGGACGGCAAGCCCAACGACCAGGGCGGCGACGACCTGGCCGAGCTTGACGTGATCGAAGTCGGCCCCACGCTGGTGCCCGCCAACCCGGCCACCGACCTGCTGGCGGTCAAGCGCCAGCTGCTGGTGCCGGCCAAGGCGGGCCGCGTGCTCAGCGCCAAGAACGAGGAGCGGCTACGGCAGGCCCGCGACCTGCTGGGCGAAGTGCTCGACCAGCTGGGCACCGAGGACGACGCCGCCAAGGCGTTGCAGCAGCTGGTGCGCGACGCCATCGACCGGGTGCACGCCAAGGGCGCGATCCCCAGCCACAGCACCGCCACCACCACCGGCACCTGGGACGGCAACGCCGTCATGGGCCGGCTCGACAGCGCCGCCGGCTACCGGGCTGCGTGCGCCTGGGTTGACCCCGAAGCCGACCCCAACACCCGGGCCGCCTACCGCTTCCCCCACCACACGGTGAGCGACACCGGCAGCGTGGGCGCCGCCAACCTGTCCGCCTGCTCCGCCGGCATCGGCATCCTCAACGGCGGCAGGGGCGGCACCGCGATCCCCGCCGCCGACCGCCAAGGCGTGTGGAACCACCTGGCCCGTCACCTACGTGACGGCGACCAAGAGCCGCCCCCGCTGGGGGGCAGCGCCAGCGCAGCCGACACCCAGTACCTGAGCCGCGCCCTGGCCATGGCCGTGGGCGGCATCCCCACCGGGAGGTAACCCATGGGCACGTCAGTGCTGGCGCCCGACGTGGACGCCAAGATCAAGGCGCTCAGTGACGAGGCCGCCGGCCTTGTCGAGCGCGTCGACGACGAGGGCCGTGACTTCACGGCCGATGAGCAGGGCCGTATCCGGTCGATCTTCGATGAGGCCAAGGCGCTGCGTTCAGCGGCCACCGCGGCCATGACCGCCGCCGAGCGGGCCAAGGAGCGCACCGCGCTGCTGGACGAGATCAAGGGCCTGATGACCCCCGACGAGGCCCGGGTGCTCAACGGCGCCAACGGGGCCACGCCGGCCGGCAAGGGCCTGACCCTGCCGGCGCCGGGCGCCAAGGGCCTGACGCCGTACGACCGTTTCGTGAACGACCCAGGGATGAAGGCGTTCTACGAGGCGTGGCCGGACGGCATCCCCGAGAGCGTCAAGGGCGTGCGCACGCCCACCGTGCGCCTGGGCGGCATCAAGCAACTGATCACGTCCGAGGTGGTGGGCGAGGGCGGCCTCGTCCGGCCTGACTGGCTGGGCCTGCAAGACCCCTTCTACCAGCGGCCCCTGGTCGTGCGTGACGTGGTGACCAACGGGACCACCACCAGCGACACCATCGAGTTCGCCCGGCTGCTCAGCGTCACCAACAACGCAGCGGTGGTGCCTGAGGCCACCGACACCGCCGGCAGCGGCGTCAAGCCCCAGTCGACCATGACGTTCGAGAAGGTCTCCACCACGGTGAAGACCATCGCCCACTGGCTGGCCGCCACCAAGCGGGCACTGGCCGACACGGGCCAGCTGCGCACCCTCATCAACGACTTCCTGCGCTACGGCGTCGAGGAAGTGCTGGAGGATGAGATCGTCAACGGCGACGGCACCGGCGACCACTTCACGGGCCTGCTGCACACCGCCGGCATCCTGGCCCAGCCGTTCGACACCGACATGCTGGCCACCATCCGCAAGGCGATCACCCAGGTGCAGCTGGTGGGGCGCACGCAGCCCAACGCGCTGCTCATCAACCCCGCCGACGATGAGGCGTTCGATCTGCTCAAGGGCGGCGACGGCAACTACATGCAAGGCAACATGGTCCCGTGGGGACCGGGCCAGCCCCGCACCGTGTGGGGCATCACCCGCGTGGTGTCCGAGGCCATACCTGAGGGCACGGCCCTGCTCGGCAACTTCCGGTTCGCCGTGCTGTGGGACCGTGAGGCCGCCACCCTCACCGCCACCGACAGCCACGACGACTTCTTCATCCGCAACCTCATCGCCATCCTGGCTGAGCTTCGGGCGGCGTTCGGGGTGCTGCGGCCCCAGGCGTTCGTGGAAATCGCGCTGGCGGCGCCCCCTTCTCCCTAAGGGTCACTAGCACGCCCAAGGCTGGTGACCCCATGACCTACACGTTCCAGGTGAAGAACCAGTGAGCAGCGTCTACTGGGACTTCGCGGACCCCGGCGCACCCACGCCGGTCACGGCGCCCATCGACCAGCCGGTGGACCACACCTACACGCAGACGGGTGTGTTCCACATGCTGGCCCGGGTGGATGACGGCGAGGACATGCCTCACAACGTCATCACGCCGTGGACGCCGCCCTACAGCCCGGTGTACGTGACCGTGGCCCAGTCGGGCGGCGGCGTGTGGACAACGGGCGCGATGACTGACCAGGCGAACGCGGCGGTGGTGGTGTCCAACGTGCCGTTCCCCACGCCCACGTTCACCGACGCGTGGTACGTGGCCAACACCTTGACCGTGGCCGCCATGTTCCCCGCGGCGCTGGCGTGCACGGTGACGTTCGGCAACCCCGCGTTCGATCCGGGGTTCATGGGCCGGCCGGCGCCGGGCTGGCTGGGCGGCGCCCCGCCGATCCCCGCCGGCACGCACCCGGTCAACGTCACGCTGCATCTCAACTGGGACCCCACCACCGACAACTGGGGGCAGGGGTCGTCCACGTTCACGGTCACGTAGCACAATGTTCGGCGGGGCCGGCGGCCCCGGGTGCGGCTCCTGGTTGCGCTGGACGTACCTGACCGCCGGCCCCACCGGCCCCCGATGAAGGGAGGCCCCCCATGCCCGACCCTGAGCCGTTGGTGACGGTCGAGACCGGCCCCGGCCGGTGGCAGAAGATGACCCGCGCCCAGGCGGCCGCCAACGGCTACGAGGTGCCCGACGACAAGGCGCCTGAGGCCAAGGTGCGGGAGCCGGCCAACAAGGCCCGCAAGGCCCCGGCCAAGCGTGCCCCGCGCAGCGGCGGCACCCGGCGGCGCTCAAGCACGTGAGCCTGGCCACGGTCGACCAGATGGCCGAGGTGTGCCCCACCCAGGCAGCTGACCCCAACGCCCAGGTGTGGCTGGACCAGGCCACCGCGCTGTTGCAGGCCCTGACGGGCCAGCAGCTGCTGCCCGCCACCGACGAGCGGGTACTGCTCGACAGCCCCGGCGGCAACGTGCTGCTGCTGCCCGAGGTGCCGGTCACTGACGTGGCCCAGGTGCGCGTCAAGGGCGTGGACTACACGGGCGGCGAGTACGAGTGGTCAACGGACGGCATGGTGCGGGTGGTGGGCGCCTGCGCCAGCTGGCCTCGCGGCTACCAGGCGGTCGAGGTGACCTACAGCCACGGCTTCGACCCCATCCCCGCCGACCTGGCACTGGCGGCGGCCACCTTGGCGTGCCGGCTGGCCCGCACCAGCGGCGGCGACGCGCCCACCGGGGCCGTCACGTTCGAGGCGGTGGGCGCCTACCAAGTGCGCTACAGCGAGGCCGGCCTGTCGTCCATCGAGTCAGCGGTCATCGGCCGCTACCGGGTGCCGGCATGACCAGCTGGACCAACGTGCCCCCCGCCAACGGGCGCAGCCTGCCGGTGCGTGCCCAGGCGCTGCCCGCCGCCGTGGTCGAGGCCCGCGCCCTGGCGCTGGCGGCCGCCGCTCAGGTGGTGGGCCAGCTGCCGCTCAACGTCGACCTGGTGCTGTACCGGGGCGATGACTTCTTCCTCGACGTGACCGTGACCGACCCGGACGGCAACCCGTACCCGCTGACCGGCTACACGGCCACCGCCCAGATGCGCCAGCAGCCCCCCGACCCTGACCCCCCAACGGCCACGTTCATGTGCAGCATCGCCGGCAACGTGGTGAGCCTGCACCTGCCCCACGCTGAGAGCCAGTTCCCGCCCGACCAGCTGGCCTGGGACGTGCAGATCGTCGACGGCGCCGGCCTGGTCACCACGCTGGCGTATGGCCAGGCCACGTTCACGGGCGACGTGACACGCCCATGAGCGACGCTGACTGCCGGCCCACCGTCACGGTGGCTACACCCACCCGGGGCGCTGTGGTGTCCACACCGGGCCGCCTGGGGCTGTCTGCGGCCATCCCAGGGCCGCCTGGCCCCCAGGGGCCGCCTGGCCCCACCGGACCCCAGGGGCCGCCCGGCCTGGCCGCCGGCTGGTACATCAGCCCCAAGGACTACGGGGCCGTAGGCGACGGCGTGGCCAACGACACGGTGGCCCTACAGAACGCGTTCAACGCCGCGGTCGCCCAGGGCCGGCCCTGCGTGATCACGCCGGGCACATACATGTGTCTCAACGTGACCGTGCCGGGCGGGGTGCGCATCCGGGGCACCCGCAACGCGGTGCTCAAGCGCATCTCGTCAGCGGCCCAGTCGGTGGTGCTCAACATCTCGGGCAACGACGTGCACCTGGACGACCTGGTGATCGACGGCAACGGCACGGCCCTGGGTGTGTCCAACTCCGGGGCCATCCAGTGCGGCGTGGCCACCGGCCTGACCGGCCTGTGGGTCCGCAACTGCGTGATCCGCAACACCTACTCGCACGCGATGCGGCTCACCAACACGGGCGGCGACCTGCACGTGATCGGCAACAACATGGTCGACATCGGTGTGGGCGTGGGGGCCAACTGCGTGGTGGTACAGAACCCCAACGCGGCGTCACCCGCCCAGGTGATTGACGTTGAGATCGCCGGCAACACCATGCACCGCTATGCCACCAACACGTCGGGCTACGCCGTGATGGTGCGGGGGTCCGACGACAACACCACCCGGCTGCTGTACCGGGTGCGCGTGGTGGGCAACTACGTCGACTGCTCCAACGGTGTGACGGGGTCGGGTGCCACCGGGCTGGCCATCGAGGTGTGGGCCACCGACGCCGTGATCGGCAACAACGTCGTGTGGGGCGGCAGCTTCGGCATCTCCTACGCCGGCCAGCGCGGCTCGATCCACGGGAACACGATCTACAACGCCAACCTGGGCATTGAGGCCATCGCCTCATCGTCGGGGCGCTACGTGGCCTGCGTGGGCAACGTGGTGGACACCTGCGCCACCGGCATCGTGCTGTGGTCGGCCGACAGCCGGGGTGTGGCGGAGGGCAACGTGGTGGTGAACGCCACCGGCCTGCCCATGCGCATCGCCGGCACGTACGTGGCGGCCGTGGGCAACCTGATCGACTGTCCGGCCGCCACCGGCCCCGGCATCGACACGACCCAGGGGTTCAAGACCGGCACCATTGCCGCCAACGTGGTGAGTGTGGCCGCCACCGCCACCGCCATTGCCGTGATCCTCAACATCGCCGGCCAGACCGAACGCTTCACGGTGGTCGGCAACACCGTCGCCACTGCGGCCGCGGTGGGTGTAGCGATCGCCGGCAGCGGCGGCGCCACGTCAACCCAGGTCGGCACAGTGGTGGGCAACGACCTGGCGCTCGCCACTACTCCCATCCAGCTGTCGGGCGGCAACACCCGGGGCCAGCTGCACCGCTGGGCCAACGCCGGGGACCTGCCCACCATCACAGGCTCACGGGCCGGCAACGCCGCCCTGGCCAGCTTCCTGGCCGCCCAGTCAAGCCGGGGCCTGATCACGGACTCGACCACGGCGTGAGCACCATCGACCGCGTGCTCAAGCGCCCCTTGGTGGTGCACCAGCCAGTGCGTGGCGTGCGCGACAGCCACGGCCGCCAGGCGGTCGCCAGCTGGAACGC